TATAAATTTGGCCAAGAGGAAGAGACGTATAACATCGTTGCGGCTCATGGCTACTTTGGGAGACTTATCTTCCAATATGCTAGTTTTAACAATAGTCGTGCTCTTCATTTTTTCCTTGCTGTTTGGCCCGTCACTTGCATATGGCTTACCTCTATGGGAATCGCCACTATGGCTTTTAATCTTAACGGCTTTAACTTCAATCAGTCAGTCGTTGATTCCAGCGGTAGAGTTGTCCCCACTTGGGCAGATGTCTTGAACCGTGCAAACCTAGGAATGGAAGTAATGCATGAGCGTAATGCTCACAACTTCCCACTTGATCTAGCTTCAGCTGAAACATCTGAAGTTGCATTATTAACACCATCAATAGGATAACATCATGCCACAAGGTAAAGGTACTTACGGTACTAAAAAAGGTCGCCCTCCTGTAAAGGGTACAACGAAAAAAAAATAATACCACGTCCGTTCATCCGTAATTTTATGGACGCATGAAGCCAAGGCATGGAACGGGGTCTTGGTACTAAGGAATTACAATGACTGTAAAACTAAAGTATCGTGGTATCACTTACACTAAAACAATCAAATCTTAATTAATGAAAAAATTTGCACTAGCCCTAGCGGCAACTCTCGCTTCGACTCCTGCAATGGCAGGTCCTTATGTTAACGTAGAAGCTAACTCATCCTACACAGGATCTGACTTTACATCTAGAACTACTGACGCTCACGTTGGTTGGGAAGGTGAAGTTGGTCAGCTTGGTTACTACATTCAAGGCGGTCCTGCTTTCATCAACGGTGATGCTGTTGATGGTACTACACAATTTTCTGGTAAGCTTGGAGCATCAGTAGATGCTACTGAGAAACTAGGTGTGTATGGTGAAGTTTCTTTCTTAACAGCTGAAGGCGATACTTCCAATTCTTATGGTAGTAAACTTGGCGTTAAGTATAGTTTCTAATGGGACAACAATCACCTAAAGGTGGTGGGTTAGGTACTGCACATCCAGTACCCTACTCACCCGAACCTGAACAAAAAGTTGAGGAAAAAGAAGAAAAGGAAATTGATTACAATTCCTTAGAAGAAGCTCTAATGAGCTAAACAGGGAGGGGAGCACCTCAGAGTAGGACTCCCCTTTCATTGGCTTTTGCCCTCTACGGAGGATACCATTAGCCGTCTAGACGGTGGGATAGACCACAACAAAATGATCAAAAAATTTACGTACGTAAGATAGATACACATACAATCTTTTAATTAACAATGGCCCAACAGGCAACGACTGCCAATGCCAATGGACCGATTTGGGGAGGTGCCGA